TTGTTTTTATATTATGATCTGGAAGAATTTCTTCTGTTCTCTCTTCTGCCTTTGGAGTATTTTCTTTCGGTAATAAATTTTGTAATGCACTAATTAATTGCTTAATTTGCTCTGGATCACTAAAATTAAGTTCCATGATGTTTCACCTTTGTTTTTTGAATAGAAATCAATATATCTGATAGATTTTTTACAGAGGAGGCGATATAACTGAGTCTATCTGATCTTTGTTTGGCATATTTCTTAATTTTGTTTAATGCACTAGCTTTATCGTTGTGTTTGATGGCTTGTGCTGACTTTTCTATATAGCCATATCCCTTATAATTATTTATATCATCAGCAATAGTTTCTTTAATCGTATCTTCCGCCCAGTTTAATCTTGCGAGTTCTCTATTTAGTGATCTTTGTATATGAAAAGCAAATTGGGCCAACCTGTATGCTATTTGAGAACAATCTTCTGGCGTTAATTTTTCTATGCGATCTCTATCCATGGTTAAATATTGATTGATCTCTTGTTCGCTAATAACCTCACTAATATAATTAGGTAGTCCGAGATTTTTCTCGTACTCATCTAAAATATTGTCCCAATAACTAACTTGTTCAGTTGAACTTTTGTTGGTGGTAGTATTATTCATTTTTTATTCTGCTTTTCCATTTGTCTATATCTTCATTAAACGGTAATTCTATATATTCAATCCCATTGATACTGCACCATTCAGCTTTTTCTTGATCTCTTTTTTTGTGCCTCATGAATCCTAACAAGTTGTGATGATAAAATCTGCTAAATGTATAATGTTGTTCTCCATGTACTTCTATACATTTCTTGTTCAATGGCAAGTAAAAATCCAAATACAGAGTTTCTGATCTCCTAACTTGAACTGGTACTTCTTCTAGAACCTGAAGTGTTGGAAAACATTCATGAATTAACTCTCTGGCTTTTAGATGTAGGCTTGATTTGTTCTTGAGCGACCCATGAGATATTCCACCAATTAATTGCCAATGACAAAAATTATTGTCCAAATCTTTTACTTGCATTTGATACCCATTGTTTCATAGACTTTTTCCAAAAGATCATTATATGTTTTCGGATTATCAACAAGATACTGTCTGGCTTTTTCTAAACCTTGAAATTTTGGCTTATCTTCAACAGTAGTAATTGTATACCAAGCACCACCCTTATTGATTAAGCCAAGATCCACGGCTAAATTTAAAAGCTCCATGTGTTTATCAATACCTGTTCCGTATCTTATATAACTAGTAATTGAGCCGCCCGGTGGTCCTAATGCCGAACATAGTACTTCCCATTCTACTTCTTGTCCGATTTGTGGACTATCATCGGATAGATTCCACTTCTTAAAAAACTTGGCTTTAAGCTTTATATCAGTTTGATATGCAATGGCCTGACCGCTCTTCTCTTTCCATTCAGCATTTCCATATCCGGGATTACCCATTAGATGAGTAATACCAATAACTATATTTTTGTTAACAGGAATAACATTAGCTACTTTACGACAAAACTTAGCTAATAATTTTGCTCCGTCTGCTCTTTGCATTTTATTCATATCGCTAGTGATCTCGGCCTCGGTGCATAATGCTGAATATGAATCAATAATAACTATTGATCCTGGTAATTCATTAATAATGCGTTCGCCTATTTGTAGATATTCTTCTGCGTGTAAAATTTTACCTTCTTGAGATCCTACAATATGAAATTTATCAAGATTTAATCCTGGTATTCCTTCTAAGTCTCTTTTTTTCAATCTACCTTCAATGTTCAGGTAATACACTTCTCGGCCATCTTTAAAAGATCCATATGCGTATTCTGGTTTTTGTGCAGTAGCACAGAAATCTAGGGATGTTGTTGTTTTTCCGCACTTGGGTTGTCCTGTTAAAATAACAAAACTACCCTCTGGAATACCACCATTTAATACAATATCTAACGATGGACTAACTGGTATTGTGAGCAGTTTTTTGTCCATGACAGAACTTGCTGTAATTAGAATATTATCTCCGAAGTTCTTTTTTACATCCTCTTTTAAGCTCATTCTAATTCCTTTAATCTTGACAGAGTATTTTTTTGTTTAGATGATTTGTGGTATGTCTTTTGAGTATTTCTATCAAATTCCATAGACAATTTATTATTTTGTGCTTGTATGATAGCCTCGTGTTCTTCTATGATAGGAATCAAGTGCGGTGCTCGCAATGAAAAAATTTTCTTGGCTCTATCGTCTTTGATGGCTTCTATAATGGCTTGGCTAGAATATTTTTCAATTAATTTATTAGCTGTGGCTATCTGATTTCTATAAAATAAAGACCACTCCTTGTTTGTCCAAAATCTAAAATGCAAATCCTTTTTTTCCTTTAATGCCTTGTGTTCGCAAATCAGCTCAGTAATATATTGCTGTGCTGTTACAAATTTATCATTGGAATATTTGGAGATATATTTCATTTATTTTTATCTGGTCGAAAAATAGATACTTTGCCACTACGAGATACTGTGGATTTGATTTTTTTCTTGAAATCGTCATTTACTTCTGATGCTGCTTTTGTCATAATAGCCACAGAATTGATCTTCTTATTGTTGGTTTGTGTAATCATAAGATCTTTACTATTAACCTTCGAAGAAGTTGTTTTTATTTTAGTATTATTGCTAGATTGTTTGGTTGCTTTTTTGATATCTGAAATATCTACTTTGAGTTCTTTGGATATTTGTTCATCAGATTTCCCTATACTATTTAGGTACAATATTGCGTACTTTGTTTCTTTGTTCATGTTAGTTCCCTTTCTGCATTATTTAACCATGCGACATTTTTTGTTCTTAAAAAATTTACATACATATCAAAAACCTTTTGATTAACTCTGGTGAAACTGAATTCATTTTTACCTACTTTTGATAAGAATTTATTAGCTTTGCCTTCTGAATATAGTCCTATTGGATTAAATATCTTACCATATAATCCAACCTTTACAAAATATTGAGTATCGCTATCGTTGTTGATTTTGGAATAAGCGTAAGCATTTTTTTCATTTTTGGTTCGCGGATTGTTGTTTTCATCCAAGAAATCGTGTTTTCCTAAAACAGTATAATAATTCCTATCCGAAACTGGATCTATTTTGGAAGGATTGATTTGGAATATATTAGAATAATGATTCATTTTTTACCTCGTTTAGTTTTGCCTTTGGATCCTGGCCATTTGATTTTTTCTGGTTTTTTGATTCTGCTCATGCCTGTTGGTAATGTCTTAGTACTTTCATCAAATTTATATTCGTTATGTTTATGATATAAATGAGTTTTTTCATCCTCGCTCATTCTGTCACTATTACGTTTAGCTAAATCGCCTAATGTTTTTAATTCTGTATCAGACTTACGAACACTTGTGCTTTGTGTTATCACATCATCAACATATCTTCTGTGGGTTTGTTTACTGTGGCATTTTTCACATTTGGGATGATCTATATAGTCTTTGATATAAAAAAATAATTCAAATCTATTTTGACATTTTTCGCACTGATATGAGTATGTTGGCATTATAGATAAGATTCCGGCAGATATGTCTTCCATTCTTCTGGTAGATCATCTTTTATCTTAAGAAGATGTTCGGCAATAGGCAAGAATTTCATATTTTTATTTGGTTTTATTGGTAATTTAATCAAGGGCATATTAGCTTGTTTGGGTGTTTTATTACCCTTTTTACGATTACAGTATGTACACGCCGTGACTATATTTGTCCAACTAGTTGGTGATGATGGTCCTGTCCATTTAGATTTTGGTATAACATGATCATATGTTAGACTACTCATTTCATATTGTTTATGGCAATATTGACAAGTATAATTATCTCTGATAAAAATATTTTTACGAGAGAATATAACATCCTGATTATTGATTCTAAAAAATCTTTGCGTTTTGGTTACTGCTGGAATAGGATATTTTTTATCTACTCCATTGATGTGATCGTTTTTATAGAAATCTATTATTTCAATACCGTATCTAGGATTATTTTCAAATCTTATAGACCATATAATAGCCTTTTGCCAGGATATTATACTTAATGGACTATAATCAGCATTCAATAATAGACATTGTTTATGTTTTTGTTCCATTTTCAAAATTATCTAATCTTGCTAAAATTTTTGCTATTATTGGATTTCTCACTATGTCTGATGATTCTAATTTACAATTCCCGATACCTTCTATTCCATCTAGAGCATTGATCATATGAATAAATCCACCCTGTAAGTGTCTACTAAGATCGGATTGTCCAATATCGCCAGTTAGTATTAATTTACTCTCGTGACCAACTCTTGTCAATAACATTTTTAATTGTTCGTATGATGCGTTTTGGCACTCGTCAGCAACAATGAAACAGTTGTGAAAATTACGACCTCTCATTAAACCTAAAGGTACTACTTCTATCTTATTATTTAGTTTTAATGAAGCATACTGGGCCATACTAATAAAATGATTAATTTCATCAATAATAGGCAATAAATAAGGATGTAATTTTTCTTCCGCCGTTCCTGGTAGATATCCTATTTTTTCACCAGCCTCTATAACTGGCCTTGTGATAACAATTCTATTAACCTTTTGGTCTAATAAATACTCTAGTGCCATACCAATTGCTATGTGGGTTTTACCTGATCCGGCTAACCCTTGACAAAAAGTTATAGTATTTTCAGCAACAGTTCTTATATATTCTTTTTGATTTTCGCTCCTGGGTTTTAATCTATTTCTATAGATAGGACCAGATTGTTCAATATCATTAGTGAGATCAACAGCTTTTTTCTTTTTATTATTTTTTCTCAATGTTTACCCTTTGCGAATAGTGGATTAAATTAGACATGCACCGCCAGCGCAACTAATTTCCTCTATTCCCACGGTATTGTCCTCTGTTTCAGATAGTTGCGTATAATCAACCTTTTTGAAACTATTATATAGATCACAATAGATTTTCCAATTATAAACGTCTTTCATGCAATATGTTAAACGTTTGATATCACCATCAAAATATTTACCAGCAAAGTTTTTCATTTTCGTAACAAATAATAACTTATCTTGAGCATCGTCTGTCTTTGCTTGATTCATACTAACGTAATCGCAAGCGGCCCAAAGATTGTTATCGAATGCGTTAAGAGATAACTCGATTAGACCAGAACACCACAATGCAGCATCACCATACTCTTTAACAATTTCACGACTAGTATAAACTGTGGTAAATGGTGCTTGTGGATAGTCTTTATCGCCACTCTGAGGAATCAAACTAATACCGGCAAAATATTTACGATTATCATAAATAAATTTGGTTACGTCTTCCCATTCGTCAGGCTTAACCGTAACAGTATTACTAACATTATGGCTCAAATATTCTTGAGTACATAAGCCTTTATTTTTTCCTGATTGTACCCAATGCTTTTGAGTATCTTTTACTATTGATAACATTTCAACGGCTGGTAATTGATTCTTTAATTTTGCACCATCAGGTACTTCTATAGGAAATTTAATAACTTCATCAGTATTATTGGCCGACCAAGATGATTTTTCGCAGGCTTGCGGGTTTAATTTTTTGAAGTGTTGGTATGGTGCTTCTAAAATGTTCGCCTGTACATGACGTATATATCGTTTGGCGTGATGTGGATGTATACCAGAACTAGTACCCAACATACTACTGCTGGTACCTTCTGGTTTTAAGCATGTGACTCTAGCCGCTTGATTAATACCTATCTTTTTTGCTAATTCTTTATTTGTTTCGACCGCTATTTTAGCGCCTTTGGTCAAAACCTTTTCTGTCAAGACCAGATCGTGCTTTTCCATTGTGCCAGTTAATGACACGCCTAATAGGGCTTCCCTGTCAAAAATCCTTTCACTAGTTTCTCCCAAATAATCCAATTTAGTAAAACCAGCTTGAAGAGTACCAATAATGGAAGCTGCTTTGCACCTTTCATAAAAATCCTCCTCGTCGGTTACACTAGAACAATTAATGGTAGAAAGATTGCAACCCTGCCATCCGCTCTTACCATTTTCTTCATCGACAGGCCACATACCAATTTCTACACATGGATTAAAAATCATTTCTGTAGACTCGCTCCAAATAAATCCTGGTTCTCCGAATTCTTTCACAGATTGCATAAGAGTATCAAATTCCTCAAAAGTAGTTTCATTCTTTAGTAGGAGTGCGGAATTGTTACTTCTTGCTCTCTGTGGATTGTCAATAAACCAATTACCGGTTTTAGCTTTTGCCATTTCTTCGTCATCGGGACTAAATAGCGCTAAACTAGCCGAACGCCTTACTCCTCCACTTAAAACAGCATCGCTACTATGCATCACTATATCATAAGCGTCGATAGGACGTAATTTTTTTTGTCCATTTGCTATACAACGATCTAATAAAGATCTGATTTTTTCAAGGCCATTTGCTAATGGCTCATAACCGGGTGCTTTACCC